GAAACAGAATGGCCAGTTGTTAGAGATAGTATATTTTATGATTTCTTACAAGACGGTCATTTTTCTGAATTAAAAAATTCTGAAATGTTAAGAGAACGAATTAACTTGGCAAGAGAAGTAAGAGATTATATCGGTAAATTCTATTCAGTTGGTTATGTAAGAAGAAATATCTTAAAACAATCTGAATCAGATATCAAAAAAATGGACGCTGAAATTAAAAAAGAAATTGCAGACGGCATTATATCATCACCGACTACACAAGTTACGGATGATGAAACTTTATAAGGAGTAAAATATGAGTGAAGAAGTAAAAAGTTTTATAGACAAGTTAGCACAAAACGATATGGTAAGTGCTGGAGATGCTTTTAAAGACGCATTACGAGCTAAAGTAGGCGACTCTTTAGACGCTAAAAGACAAGAGATAGCAAGTAGTCTTTTTAGAGCAGAACCACATAGTGACCCTAAACCTGAAATTGCAGGAACCGGTACCTTTACACGTGATGGACAAGTTGAACCAACAGGTGCAGATACACAAGAACCAACACCAGAGGTAAACAATGAAGTTGATCCAGTTAGTGCAGAGCAACCAGACGTTCAACAGTAATACATATAAAAATTTATCGCCTGTTATGAAAGAGGCTGTAAATGATGTATTTAAATTAGTTGAAAAAAGTCAGGATGATATATTAAAAAGATTTGATAAATCTGTAGAAAAGGTTTGCGAATTTCATAATATAAACAAAGAACAAATTGAACAATATTTTGATGATGAATTAGTAGAACAATTAGGAGAAAAGTAAATGGCTTGGGTAACTGTTCCAGGATCAAATAATATTTGGGAGTTTGAAAATACTGCTACTATTAGTGATACGTATCCTGATTCAGCTGATGGTGCAAATGTAACCATTTCTGGCGGCATAAGAACATTTACTTTTGCAGATGGTAACGTACAAGAAATTTATATTAAATGTAGAAAAGTAGGAGAAACAGTTAATCGTGGTGAGTTATCAAAAACTTACTATGACGCACAATAGGAAATAAAATGGCAGATATAGTAACAACACAAACAATTGCTGATACTTCAGGTGTTAAGTATGTTGCAAAACTAACTAACATATCTGACGGTACAGGTGAGTCTTTAGTTACTAAAGTTGACGCTTCAGCATTAACTTTTATGACCGAAGACGGTAACAGAAAAATTGCAAAATTTGGTGGTCAGTAAATACAACAAATAATAAATCAGCAGTCGAACTTATATGGTCAGGTGCTACAAATGCAACTGCCGTATTACTTTCTGGTCAAGGATATTGGGATTTAAGAACAGCTGGTAATGAAATAATCAATAATGCAAATACGCCTACAGGTGATGTATTATTATCTACTAGAAACTTTACAATAAATGATAATTATACAATAATTGTAGAGTTTAGATAAAAAGTATTATAAATATAGAGAGAGAAAAATGAAACTAATATCCGAAGAAATTTCACAAGCCGAATATATCGTTGAAGAGGCCAACGGTAAAAAAGACTATAAAATTAGAGGTGTCTTCTTACAGACTGAAATTAAAAATAGAAATGGACGTGTCTATCCTAAAGACATACTTGAAAACGAAGTAAGAAGATATAACACAGAATTTATCAATAAAAAACGTGCATTTGGAGAGTTGGGTCATCCTGACGGTCCAACTGTTAATTTGGAGAGAGTATCACATATGATTACTAAACTCTATCCAGATGGCAACAATTTTATTGGTGAAGCAAAAATAATGAACACACCATACGGTAAGATTGTAAAAGGTCTTATTGACGAAGGTGCTCAATTAGGAGTATCAAGTCGAGGTATGGGTTCGTTAGAACAAAGAGGTGGCGTTAACTACGTAGGAAAAGACTTCTATTTAGCAACCGCTGCTGATATTGTTGCAGATCCGTCAGCTCCAGACGCTTTCGTAGAAGGCATTATGGAAAACAAAGAATGGGTGTGGGACAATGGTGTACTCGTAGAAAAGAACATAGACGCTTGGAAACGAGAAATAGAAAGTGCGAAAAGAA